TGGTTCTCAAGTTAATGGGGCTGGACAAGTTTTTGAAACGGTGTATGATATTGATTTTGCGTCACCTATTAGTGGTGATGGATATCCAAATAGATTAAAAATACCTAATTTTGATGCTAATAATAAAATTATAAACTATACCATCGTAAAACGAGAAACAGTTGTGAATGGTATAACAAAGGTGTTTAAAAAAGTTATAACACCAAATGATGTTAAACCGTTTTATGAATTATTCTTACCTGAAAAAACTGTTTTGGGTGTGACTAGTGTTCTATTGAAAGATGGTACACAATTTGGTAATGTCCCATCAGCTCAAGAGTTTTTGGGTCTTGATAATAGATGGTATGAAGTTAAAGCTTTAGCTGAAGATAGAGTCTTTGTTGAAGACCCGACTAAAGTTTCTGATAGTCCTGGTGTTAAAGTTGGTAGATATTTGTCAGTAACTGATAAATTTATTACAGAATACACACCTGAAGGTTATATGAAATTAACGTTTGGTGGTGGTAATCAATCGGCTGATGAACAATTGAGAGAATTTGCGAGAAACGGATTTGATTTAAATTTATATAAATATTCAAATAACTTTGCTTTAGGTAGTTCATTAAAATCTAACACAACTTTATTCATACAATATAGAATAGGGGGTGGTTCTTCGAGTAATTTAGGGGTTAATGTTATTAATCAGATTGGTACTGTGTCATTTTTTGTTAATGGACCATCTGAAAATTTTAATACAACAGTTGTAAATTCATTAAGATGTACTAACGTTACCGCAGCCATAGGTGGAGCTGATTTTCCAACTATTGAAGAAGTTAGGAATTTGGTTGGGTTTAATTTTTCCGCACAGAATAGAGCGGTTACAGTAAATGATTACGACTCATTAATAAGAACAATGCCTTCACAATTTGGTGCTCCTGCTAAAGTTGCTATCACTGAAGAAAATAATAAGATTATAATTAAAATGTTGTCTTACGATGAAAATGGTAAATTAACAGAAATTATTTCGGACACATTAAAAAATAATGTTGCAAATTATTTGTCAAATTATCGAATGATGAATGATTACATTTCAGTTCAAGTTGCTAATGTTGTTGATTTGAGTTTAACTATTAGTGTTGTTTTAGATAGTAGTCAAACACAAGGTGCGGTTATCAGTAAAATAATTAATACTGTATCAAATTTCTTTGACCCTAAAAACAGACAAATGGGTCAAAACGTAAATATTTCAGAATTAAGGAGGTTAATCCAATCGGAAAATGGGGTTATTAATTTAGCGTCAATACAAATTTTTAATAAAGTTGGTGGACAATATTCATCATCACAAACATCACAACCGTATTTAGATACTCAGACAAGGGAAATCGAATTAATTGATGATACTATATTTGCTGAACCAAGTCAAACCTATCAAATAAGATTCCCATCAACGGATATTAACATTAGAGTAAAAGATTATAAAACAACTAATTTTAGTTGATGATTTATTTTGAAAATTTTTGATTTATCTTTTAAAAATAGTATATAAACTATTTATTTTAAAAGAAAAGAATGTCGAATTCATACAGAATAAGAACAACAGTTGGTTCAGATAAATCAATTAAAGTTAAGATAGACCAAGATTTTGACCATCTTGAAATATTATCATTAAAGTTACTCCAAAGTGAGGTTTACACTCGACAATGTTCAGATTATGGTGTTATTGTAGGACGTGTTAGTATTAATAATGGATTTGGGATACCAAACGCTAAAGTTTCAGTTTTTATCCCATTATCTGATAGTGATGAGGTTAATAATCCAATTATTGCTAGTTTATATCCGTATAAAACGTTAACTCAATTCAACGAAGATGGGTATCGTTACAATCTTTTACCTAAAGAACAATCACATAGTAATCACGTTCCAACAGGTACTTTCTTTACTCGTGAGGAAGTTTTAACTAACCCAACAAAATTTGAAATTTACGATAAGTATTATAAGTTAAATTCAGTCACAAACGATAGTGGTGATTATATGATATTTGGAGTTCCACTTGGTTCTCAAACGATTGTGGTTAACGTCGATTTATCTGACATTGGTGACTTTTCAGTAACACCTCAAGATTTGATTAGAATGGGTGTTGCAACACCACAACAAGTTGGTGGTAAACAATTTAACGCATCTAATAATTTTAATCAATTACCTCAAATCATAACCATAAATAGAACAATTGAGGTTCAACCATTTTGGGGTGATGAGAATATATGTGTTTTAGGTGTTACAAGAACTGATTTTGACTTATCGGCCGAAAAAAATGTGGTAATACAACCTACCGCAGTTTTTATGGGTTCATTAATTTCAAATACAGAAGATACTGCAATTAATCGTATATGTGAAGTTGATAAATCATTTGGTAATCAATGTAGTTTAACAACAGGACCTGGACAAATTTTAGCGATTAGACAAACAATTTTTACAGATGTTAATGGAAGACCCGGATTAGAATTGGCCAAACTTGAAGATGGTGGTCAAGTGATTGATGAAAACGGTGCTTGGGTTATTGATGTTCCAATGAATTTGGATTATGTAACAACAAATGAATTTGGTGAACAGGTCATTTCAAATGACCCAAAGGTTGGTATTCCGACAAAGGGAAAATATAGATTCAAAATAAAATGGACTCAATCAGAAGATTTAGGTCAAAGAATAAAACGTGCGGATTATTTAGTTCCTAATATTAAAGAATATGGTTGGAATACTTCAAATGGTATTGACCCATATACAGGTAGAAGAGTTAGGAGAGGTGGTGATTTATTTGGGGATGATAATACATGTGCGTTTCAACCAAACACGACACCGGCATCAAAACAAGTCTTCGCTTCATATGCGTTTAGTCTTGATTGGACTGATTATGGTGAAAAGGTTGGTAATAATTTAACACCATTAGGTCTTAGGATGGTTAATGAAGCGATTAATTGTGAAGACAGATTTTATGAGATGAGGTATAATAAAGTGTATACTGTCTCACAATTATTTAGTGAATATAGAAAGGAAAAAGACAATGCCAAATTTATGGCAATCAAAAATGTTTTAGATGAAAGTTGTGATTCAACAAATAACAGATTTCCTGTTAATGATGCGGTATATAGACCTGATGCTTTATTTGTGTTGTTTCAAGTAATGATGTTAATCATATATGCAATTATGTTAATATTCATATTAGTTCATCATATTTTAATTTTTATTACGTGTAGTATTGTCAAACCAATAGTTAAATTATTTAAGGATATTACTTGTTTCATTGCGTCGATATGTATTCCATTACCATGGCCGCTTGACGATTTTTGTCCGTTTGGATGGTTCATGAATCCTATTTGTAATACCTTAACAGGTATGTATGATAGTTTGGAAGACATTTGTGAAAATTCAGCAATTAAATTACCAATGATTACTTATCCTGATTGTGAATTATGTGCTTGTGAACCTGTACCGGGTGAAAAGCCAACAAATCCAATACCGCCAGACCCTAATGACCCCGCACAAATTCCACCTTCACCACTTGCGGATATATTAATTTCAGGTTCATATCCGACTCTTTCACAAGACAATTCAACATTTATTACGGGATTAGTAAACAATACTAGTAATCCACCCGGAATTAATCTTAGAGCGGCACCTGGTGATGTTTTAATTGGTGGTACTGATAAATTTTACTACACATCAACTGATTTACCTTGGTTTGAAAGAATAAATTTATTCAATGTTAAAGCTAAGTATTTTAATACAAGTGTAGATAATCCAGGTGGTGGTGTTAATAGAATTGCGGTTAGATTTGATGTTGATAATAATGGAGGTCCTTTATTTTCTAATACGTTACCATCGACATCTGATTATCACTTAGATAATGTTGTAGCGATTTTGTTAGATGCGTCTGAAGCAACTAATTATGTTGTTGGTGATATGTTAACATTTACTAGTCCATTAAGTACTCAGGATGTGAACTTAGTAACTACTATGGATAATGAATTTGGGGTTGCAACAATCACTGGGTCAACAATTTATGATACATTAAACGGTGAAGATGCTACAAAAACGGTTAAGTTTAAATACGCAGACCCTAATAACATTACGTTAGAAAAAGAAGCTACCTATACATTAAAATACAAATATGAAGTTACCCCACATAAATTCCCTATTGATTTAGAATATTTTCAAGTAATACATAATGTTTCGGTAAGTGAATTTGATACTGATGCGGCAAATTTTGGTGGTAATTCTTTACCTAATTCATTTTATGAAAGAGTTCTTAATGGTAAACTTCAATTTTTTGACAATCGTAAGGACCCAAATCCATTTAATAATGACCCATATAGAAAAAATAGATATGTGCAAGCGTATTATGGTAATCAACCTGTTAAAAATTATTTTGACAAGGCCAATGATATAAGAGTTGTGTTTATGGTTAGAGGTGTTGACCCTAATTCACCTAAAGTTAAAATATCGTATGATTTAAGTAGATTATATGGACAAAATACTTGGGGTAAAAAAGTCGTTACATTAGATAGTGCTAGAATGAATATACCTATACAAAAGGGTTATAAGTGTGTCCAACATCACCCTTTAACTGATAGTTCTTCATCTGACTTATACGCTAGTGGTAAATTATTTTTTGACACATTTGTATGGCAACCATCAATATCATCACCTGAAATTAAATCACCTTACGACCCTAGTACTTGTGAGTATGATGATGATGGTAACCCTAAGAATTGTAAACCATACGCTACCAACCAAGATGACCCTGAATATAAACCGGCTAACGTGTTTTCATTTAAACCTTTTTTAACTGATAATCACTTATTCTATTCTAGAATTGATGGTCAAACATTTACACTTCCGGCTTTTACTCAGTCTACCTCATCAACAGGTTTAAGAATTAAAGGTAATGACGTTTTTACATATGCTGGAACGGGAAATGCACATGCAATTCATTATGTTGGTCCCCAACCACCTACGGGTCAAGATTTAATGAGTTATAGATACATACCTGTTAATAACAATGATTCAAATAATAGAGGGTATTTTCCTAATGAGATAGTTGATGGGGGTAATGTGAGTGCTCTCTACCCACGTAATTATATTAGTAAAACCCTAGCAGTTCTTCCGTTAACT